ATGTTATTATTATTGATTTAATGTTATTATTATTGAATTAATGTTATTATTTTAAAAATAATATTAACTGTATAGTTTAACGCAGTCGGAGAACGAGGTGGATGGTGGATTCCTTCTGGATATTGTAATCGCTCAGAGTGCGTCCATCTTCGAGCTGCTTTCCGGCAAAAATAAGTCGCTGTTGGTCGGGCGGAATCCCCTCCTTGTCTTGGACCTTCTGCTTTACGTTTTCAATCGTGTCGCTCGGCTCTACGTCTAGTGTGATTGTTTTGCCTGTCAATGTTTTTACAAAGATTTGCATTATATAATTATATATTGGATATATTATTTAAATTATAAACACTATTGTTCTGTAAGTATTTTAAAAATAACATATTATTTATGGTATTTTTATATTTGATTTGATTTACTGATACTAGATGGATCTAGTTCGAGTAGGCAAGGCCGCCCATGCCCGACATGACACGGAGGACGTTGTAGTTGGTCGCGTAGACACGGACCTTGGCGGTCTTGGTGCCCGAGACGGTGGCGTTCGAGAGGACAAGCTGGAGGGTGGCGTTGTCAATGCGCGAGAAATTGCACGAGCCCGACGGCTGGTGCTCCTCCGGGCGAAGGGCGAACGAGTAGACGTTGATGCCCGAGTCCGGGGCGCGGGTGTGCGACTGGAACGGCTGGACGAGGTCGAAGTAGGTGCCCTCACGCTCCGAGAAGCGGTCCTGGCCGTTAAGCTGGAGCTTGGCAGTGACGACCGGGTTCTCGCCCCAGCAGTGCATGTCGAGAGCGGTCTCGGCGAGGACGAAGGTGCCCGCATCCGAAACCGACGAGCCGGCATCACCTAAACCATTGCCACCAGTGACGCCGAACTCACCAGCCGAAGCCTCGGTGTAGAAGCCCGCGCCAACAGTCGAAACGTCAACGGCGCCGGCGTCCTGGAAGAGACCCGAAGCGTTGATGAACGCAGTGGTGTTCGCCGAGGTCGACATATCACCACCGAACGCCATGATGGAGTTCGGGAGAGCATCGACGGCGTCAGTGTAATTGAATGGCTGGGCGCCAAGAGTCTTGAAGAGCATCTTGCCCATCTCGAGCGAGGCGCAGTAGTCAACATTCTCGTCCGGCTGGACGACCCAGACAAGCTCCTTGCACGGGTGGTTGAAGTTGAGCTTGATCTTGTTCGACGACGAACCGACCGACTCATCGCCAGTGAACTGGAGCTGCTCGATGAGGTACTCGTGCGGGTTCTGGGCCATGCGGCGGCGCTCGTCGGTGTCAAGGAAGACGTAGTCGACGTAGAGCGAGGCGGCAACGAGCGACTGGTTGTAAGCCTTGGTAACCTTGGGGGCAGTTCCAGTAGACGAGTCAAGGCTGCTGACAGCCCAGAGGCACTCGTCAATCGGACGGAGGTCGAGGTTAATCTTGACCTCGTGGTACTGGAGGGCGATGAGCGGAAGCGCAAGGCCCGGGTTGCGGCAGTACCAGAACTGGAGCGGCACGTAGAGAGTGGTCTCCGGGAGGGCGTTGCGCGGGGCGCAGACCTGCTTCGGGGCAGTGGTGTCGCACGGACCGTCGACCGCAGCGAAGCCGGGGTCGGTGAGGTAGGTAAGCTGGGTGGTGTTGCCAACCATCTTGTAGTAGCCACGCTCCTGCTCCTTGGAGAGAGTGAGCTGGTTCCAGATGTGCATCCAGTCGCCATACTGGCGGTCGATGCGCTGGCCACCAATCTCAACCTCGACGGACTGGATAAGCTGCTCTCCGGGGAAATCTAACCAGCGAGCGAATACATCTTTGGTAGCATTCTTAAGGGTCTGGCCAATCTCCGGGAGAGTGACCTGAAGGTAAGTGCGGTAGGCAAGATCACCGTTGCGGCTGATGGTGCAGGTGACACGGCGACCGAAATCGGCCTGGCCGTTGAAAGTCTGCTCGATCGACTCCATGGCGAAGTTGGTGTGGCGACGGTAGGTCACCTTCCAGAAAGTAATTTGCGGGTTGCCGGTAAGATAGACATCTTGGGCACCGTAAGCGACGAGTTGCATTAATCCACCTCCCATTTTATATATATGCTAAAGAAAATAAATTTATGATTTTCACATTAATTTATTATCTGATTTATTAGTTCAACACAATTTTCTAAATCAGTTTATTAATATCTATATTTGTCTCAATAAACCTCCTTAAATAAGTGTCTAAATATATCTCCTTCTTGCCCTCGTGTTTTTTCGTAAAAACGTATGCGTCCTTGCGTTTTTTTACAGTCCAACCAGACTCAAGTGCGTTATAGATGAATGACATTTTTTGTAATTTAATAGTATCTATTTCAATTTCAGGAGAGGTAGATATACACACATTCTCCCGTTCCATTAAAAACACATTAGATAATGTATAATTAATATACACGAAAATATTTTTATTTAAATAAATTTCTTTAATATATCTAAAAATGGTTGGATTTAAACACAAAAATACAAAAAAAATTGTGGTTAATTCAAAACATACAACTACTCTTGATGGAAAACACAGCGATATGCTTGAGGAATTCAGCAATAATAATAATAATTTATTTCCAACACTAGAAAACGAAAAAGAAACCCTAAAACAGAAGTTGAATGATAATAAAGAGACGCCTCGGTTATCCGTAGAGAATATTCTAGACATAAAAGAGCGAATAAAATCAATCAGAATCCAAATTAGAGATTCAAAACGAAAGGAAAAGGATTATTTATTGACAAATTCAAACATCATTTTTGATTATTTTGAAGACAAGAAGAAAATATCGGAGGGAACGAATCAATTGACCAGGTTAGACAAGTTTTTTAATATTGAAAAAAAGAAGAAATGTACAACAGAGAACAAGAATAATGTTCAAAAATATCTGGTGAATGTGGACGATACCTTTCTAAACATTGACAGCTTCATAAAGCATACAGACGTGTGTAGCTCGTGTAATAAAGGCGAGTTGATTCCAGTCGACCATGAGGGAATTTTAATATGTAATAATTGTCACGTAACCTTGAAATATCTGGTTGACAATGAAAAGTCATCGTATAAAGAGCCACCCAAGGAGCTTTGCTTCTATGCTTACAAAAGAATAAATCACTTTCGCGAAATATTAGCCCAGTTTCAGGCGAAGGAAACCACGCAGATTCCGGATGAAGTATTGCTAAATATAAAACTTCAAATTAAAAAGGAGCGAATTGGACTTCATCAAATAACAAACAAAAAAGCAAAGGAGATTCTCAAAAAACTGGGGTACAATAAATATTATGAGCATATCCCATTTATCAAAGACAAATTAGGGATAAAACCACCTATAATGTCGCCTGAGTTAGAGGAGACGCTGTGTAATTTGTTTATGGAAATACAGGCGCCCTACGCTAAATATTGCCCCGACGACAGAGTTAATTTTTTAAATTATTATTATACCGTCTATAAATTATGCGAACTCCTTAATCAAGTGCAATTTCTAGAGTTCTTTCCTATGTTAAAGGACCGAGAGAAACGAATAGAACAAGATGAGATATGGAAAAAGATATGCTACGAGCTTGATTGGGAGTTCGTGCCAACCATTTAAATAATACCTATTTTGTTACAGATATTATTTTGGATTGTTTACTAGATTAACTTGCTATCTCTCGCGTGCTTAGCGGGGGAAACCGACGAGATTGGCACCGATGCCGAAGCCGGCACCCGAACGGGCACTCACCGCAATAGCCGGGACGTAGGTGTCCAGAATGCTAAAGGTGGCCGCCGCACATAGCGCAATTAGGGCAACCTCGTCCAGATTGAGTGTGCGCTTCTTGTCCGGAACCAAAAAGGCGGCAAGAGCCACCATAATACCCTCAACTAAATATTTAATCGCCCTTTTAATTAACTCACTTATGTTAAGTCCGTTTATTAAATCCATATTATAAATATTAATAAGAAAAAAATATATATATCGTCCATAAAAAGCTTAAATAATTAACGAATGTATTAATAATATGGAAACTAAACCCGAAGGCGTTACCACAAAAATAAATTTGGACGGGTCATTAAACTCTAAATATGTCGACTTGTTGGACGAGGACAAGCCTATCGCCGGACAAAAGTTCGCGTGCGTTTCTTTTCTGTCTCCCGAAAAGATTATTAAGGAGAAAAACATCTTTTTTTTTAATGAATTCCTAAAGCAATGGGAAATGTCTAAATCGCTAGAAAAGTATACGCAATTTTTGAGCTTTCTCGCATATAAATACGATGCGTTAGAATTTGACGAGTTAACAAAGGACATGGAGGATTTTGTGAAGGACCAGCGGGATAAACTATTCACGAGCACACTCGATGATGAGTATAAGACCTATGTAGATAACAACGAGGAGGCGCTAGACAAGGCGTTCGACGAGAAGCACAGCTTTAAAACGAGCGTGCGCGGATTAAAGGTGCGCGGGTGTTTTCCGTCGCAACAGGAGGCAGAGCTGAGATGTAAGATGCTTCGCGAAATTGACCCGAACCACGATGTTTATGTTGGTCCGGTTGGAATGTGGATTCCGTTTCACCCAGAGGCATATAAGACTGGGCGTGTGGAGTATCTTGAAGACGAGCTCAATCAGCTAATGAGCGAGAAGGATAAGAATGAGAAATCGGCAAAGGACGATTTTGACAAGCGCGTTAAGGACAGCAAGAAGAAGGCGATTGACGACAATAAGGAGAAGGCGCTCGAGAGCGGCAATGTGTTAACGCAGACGATTGATGAGAATGGAAATCTGGTCTCTATTAACAATATGAATAGTATTGAGAATAAGTTTAATAACGAGACTACCGTATCTGATATTCGTAAGGAGCTATTCGAAGATGATAATGTTGTGATTGATAAGAACAACGACCATGGTCTAAGCGAGCTCACTATTAATAAGCCAGCCGAAGCAGCAGCTGATGCTAGTGCTGAAATCGCTACCAAGACAAATGTCGATGGTAAACCGGTGGTTGACGAGACGATTGAGCTTTCAAAATAAGCGTTTACAAACCATAATCAAAAAAATTGATACTTAAATATATTATCTAGAATATTTAAGTATAATAATGACAAAACTAGTGTGCTCTCATGCCAAGTGCAATAAAAAAATTAAAGTTGTTGAGGAACACGCAGGTAAGTGTAGGTGTAATCACATATATTGTATGGCTCATCGCTTACCCGAGACACATGATTGTAGTTTCGTGTTTGCTATTGACAAAGAAGTATTTATAGCCGAAAATAAATGTGTTGAACCGAAGCTTAAATTTACCATTTGTTCTTCCGAACATTAATTTTAGTTACACCCTTTTTGGGAGTATTTGGATTATATACGTCCTCTTCTTCGTCAGATTCTAGGTCTTTTGATATCTCCCAAAACTCTTTTGAACCTAGTTTGAAATCGCCTCTTGGCTCCGCCTTATACCAGAATATCTGGTCGTGTAATTTATTGGATTTTGAGTTATTGTCTATTACTAAACACTCAAAATTTTCCGTACATTGATCCATTACTTGTGAAAAACTCTCAAACGTAGGAAACATACCGGCATAATTTTCCCAAATACGTTTTCTATTCGATATATAGGGTTCTCTTAATATAAACACATAGTCAATATTGGTTCTGAGATTAGGGGGGATACCCAAAGGATATTGCATTGTAATTACGAGCATAATTTTCCAGTGACGACCGTTCATGAAAAGCAGCCTCATCATCTTATCTTTTGTCCAGCTATTATCAAAAAGGCAATCATCAAGTATTACAAATGCTCTGGGGTCGATGGACGATTTATTATAATTCAGTATTTCCTTTTTCACCTGTTTCAATACAGTCTTCTGCCGTTTCAAAATATTTTCAATGATTGCGGTGTTATATTCATCGTGTATGAATAACTTTGGAACGTGACCACCGTAAAATCCATTTCCCGCTTCTGTTCCAGAGATTACAGTACCAATAGGAATATCTTGATGATAATAAAGTAAGTCGCGAACCAAATATGATTTACCTGTATCACGCCTTCCAATTAGCACAACAACAGGTCCCTTATTTTCGTCTGGTCTGAAACTGATTTGAGACATGTCGAATTTTCTTAATTCTAGAGTCATTTATAGGAATTTAAGAAAAAAAAGCACTCTTTTATCCGAATATATATGAGTTAGATATTAGTTTATTATAATATAGCTTTCTAAATAATGGAATTCTTTTATAAAAAATATGATAACACTAATTTATTTAGCAATTTTGAAAATATTGAGTTAACAAATTTCTCTAATATTCAGAATTATGTTCCAATTTACAAGA